ATATTGATGCCAGGAATATTCGCAGCAGTCGTAAAGAATTGCACTTTCGGTAATTGGTGAATACCAAAACGAAATTGTGTCGGACTTAAATAATCCAACTTATCTGGTTGTCTTGAGAGTGGTCCTTCTGACATGATACATTTATTTATAAAGAAAAAAAAGGGAGGTAAAAGCACCTCTCTTATTATTAGTAACCTTGCAAGCTATCATATCTTAAATCTAGATGGTGCGTTATCATAAAGTAGTCCTGCCTCTTCTGCGCTGATTGCTTTATTATATACTGCAAAGTAACCTATACCAGAATTCGTGCCTACTGCAAATCGAGGTGTACTCAAATCACCGGGCGGTGATTGTAAAGAGGTTAAGAAATGCCAATTATAAGTTGCTGCTGAAGTTGATGGAGAACTGTAATTAGCACTAAAAGTGTCACTGGTAGAATCATTCAAATAAATGATACTACCATTCGTTACACCCTCATCAATTGATATTACCACATGATTAAATCCACTAGCGGCAGCATCTGTGCTTGTTTGAGAGAACGCCAAACTTGACCCACTACCATTAGAAACAGCAAACACTATTTTATTATTATTATCATACTTTACCTGTATACCAACATCACCCGTATCTTCGGCAGTGGATGCAAAGTAACCAATATTCGATGTCGGCGGCGGGTTAGGCGCTCCAAATCCCATTTCAATAGTGAATGCTGCATCTTCCTTATGCAGTGAATTAGTAAAAGCCGTTAAGCTTTTAAATGTATGCATAGTTAAGAAGTCGAGGGCTGTGTTACTAGCAGGCTTGTAATATTCCCCCCCACTTGAACTAACATAGGTAACATCACGAGCATCTGAACCTGTTGAGGAACCATTCATTATATCATAGTCTGTTTGTGATGAACCATCTGCTGGTGATGATTCTTGGTTAGCAATTGTTTGAGATGTAGTTGAAATAGTAGAATTCCATGTATACACTGTGGATGCACGTATCGTTTCGATAGTAGGCGAAGAAGACGAATATGCAGCAGAAACAACTCCCGCTGGAACACTATGAAGCATCTTAACTCACCCCACCGTGATTACCCATTGCCACCCAAGTATCAGTTGCTATTTTAAGACAAGATACCGCAGCAAATTGTGCAGCTATAGCTACGGTGCCAGTTGATACTCCGTTAACTGTAACGCCGGAACCGCCTTGAATAGATGTTGTGCCGCTACCCAACATTACAACATCGATACGATCTCCAATGGCATATGCAACACTACTGTTAGGTGGAATTGTAAGTTTGTTAGCAGACCCATTACTCATCGTAACTGTCTTGAATGCGTCACCAATTACAGATGTGTAAGCCGTTCCAGTTTGAGCATTTACTGCACCAGCTATCTTAGCAGGAGTTACAGCATTATCTTGGATATCAGCTGTCTCAATCGTATCAGCAGGAAGCACTGGAACTTGACTAAATGTAACCACACCATCAGAAGCAATTGCGATAGCATCTGTATTGCTTGTATGACCAATATTTGTCCCATTTATAATAATGCTATCTACAGTAAGAGTGGTTAATGTGCCAAGTGAAGTAATATTTGTTTGTGCCGCTGTTTGTATGGTTCCCTCAAGATTTGCAACTAAAGTTGCAACTGCATATCCTGTTCCACTTGTGTTAACAGTTGTGGTTGGCTCTGCTTGAAGGTCTTTGAATAATTTAAACTTACCACTATCATTTGCATCTCTAAACAAACCAGCAAATAAGTCTTGAGAACCAGAGGTATCATAAAGGCCATAAAATCCTACATCAAGTGAATCTGATGAATTGTTACCATTTGCAAGTTTAATAAGTGGGTCTTCTACTGAAAGAGTTGCTGTATTTACCGTTGTTGTGTCACCGTTAACAGTCAAGTCACCAGCAATGGTAACATCATCTGGTAAACCAACAGTTATTGTTCCAGAGCTTTCTCCAACTGTAACTTCATTTGATGTGCCAGAAAATGTAATTGTTCCACCCAAAGAAATAGCAGTTGTGCTTGAACCATCTGCAACTGTGATTGAACTATTTGAAAGTTTAGCATTAGCAATAGAACCTGCTAACATCGCATTTGTAACAGAAGTATTTGCAATTGTTACTGCACCGTTAGATGCCAACGTCACATCACCAGACACTGCGACAGGATTAAAGTTGGTGCCATCTGCGACCATAATGTGGCCTGCGGTGTTTGTGCCCATTGTGATATCATCACCAGATACAGTCAGATCACCTGTTAGAGTAACATTTCTAAAACCAGAGATATCTTTGTTACTGTCTACAATCACTGCTTTACTTGCAGCCACCGTACCAGCAGTTATACTATCTAATACAGATAACTCATCAGCAGCAAGAGAAGCACCATCAACAATTAATGTACTGCCACCAAGATATAAGTTTCTCCATTGCTTTGATGCAGAACCTAAATCAAAAGTATCATCAGCAGCTGGCAACAAACTGTGTGCAATTTTATTTGGATCAAGTCCACCACCACTTCCAGATAATCCACCAATTGTAATTTGTGATTGTCTTACTTGTTTTTGTAGTGTGTTAAACTCTCCTCTTAATGCATCTATCTCATCTACTTGTTCTTTGACCTCTGTCTTACTTTTCATGTCCTCAAGGTTATTCACAACATCTGCAATCAGTTGCTGTGTTTCCTTAATTGATTCTTTATCAGTAGGTAAATCCTTGACAAGTTTTACTGCCTCTGTTATATCTACTGGCTCCCACACATGTTTGTCGATGACCCTAGTAGGTGTCTTTACTGGTGTCTGTGAAACAACAACAGGAACAGGTTTGATATCTTCAGTTTGTAATTGTAAATCCTCTTCTATAATCTCTGGTTCGATTTCTACACCAAAAGACCTGATAAGTTCAGAGAACATACCTAGCTTTTTTGCGTCTTCTTCTGATAAAGATTTTTCTTCAACAGATTTGGGTTGTTCTTCTATCGATTTCTCTTTTGCCTCAACTAGTTGTTGTTGCAAAAGTAAATCTTCTTCAATAGAAAGATGGGTCTTCAACCACTTATCTTTTTTTATGGGTTTGGATTCACGATTAATACCGAATTTATTTTTTAAGAGTTTGTTTATTTCTGTCATGATACATTTATTTATAATTAAAAAAAAGGGAGAGCCGAAGCTCTCCCAAGTTTGTAGTCAAGTTTTTTATTGTAACAAACTTACATGAGGTTTGTAACTTTAACCCGACGATAGTAAGCATTCGCATTCGCTGTAAGTGCGATTGTAGCAGCAGTATTTGCAGCTTCGGCACCAGCAACGGCGAATGGGTTAGCAGCCATACCATAACGGGTCTTGAAACCAATTTTGGGCTGGAAGCTGTTCTCACCAACTGCACGAACCATTTGTAATGGAACATATGGGCAGTAGAAGAAACCAGCATCATAAGGTGAAGTACCTTTATATCCAACAACATAGTACTGACTTGCAGCAACATTGGCTGAATATGGGTCAACATAAACCTTATAACGACCATTCATAACACCAGCAAATGTGGTTGCTGTGTCATCAACATTTAGGTTGTTGTTGAGGGCAGGAGTGTAATCAAGAACACCAGCCATCTGAAGTGCAGAAGCAACATCAGCTGAACAGATGACAATGTTACCCTTGCCACGACGAGTCCTCTGACCAATCGCATTTGCATCTCTTTCGATAGCAAACATCAGGCCTTTGAACTTCTCAACTGACCAACGACCATTTGAGTCGGTGTCAAGATCGAAGATACCAGCAGTTGTTGTATTGATTGCTGCACCCTTCTCAGCAGTGTTGTAGATAGAACGAACAACCTCACGGTTGATTTCTGCAAGAATTTCTGTTGAAAGAATGTTTGCAAGTTCTGTCTCGGCATCCAAACCGTGGATTGCCTTGAGGTCTTGAGCAAGTTCCATTGTGTACTCTGCTTTCAAAGCACGGGAAACTGCTGTGACCGTTGACTTATCAATACTGAATGACATCTCGGCAAAAGCGTTTGTTCCACTATCACCAAGTGCTTCACCTTGAGCAGTTGTCATACCAGTTGCGAATGTGTAAGTTCCAGCAGTTGGGCTGTCGTTAAGAGCAGCAGGGTTGCTTTCACTCGCACCAATGTCTCCACCACCGATTGTACCAGCAGCGTTCTGGTTCGAGAAGTCACCAGAGAAGCCGTTTGCAGCTGCGCCGGTTGTCTCATCGACCAATGCTTCTTCACCATCCATTGAAGCATGGCGAGCTCGCATTGCAAAGATAAGTCCAGTTGGACCTGTCATTGGTTGAACACCGCAAATATCATATGCGATTAGGTTTGGCATTGCACGGCGAACTAGTGAGATCAAAATTGGGTCCCAGTTTGATACGCCGGAAACATTACCTGTAGGAACGGATTCCGAAAGAAAAGCAGCATCTTCTCTTAGAGCAGCTTCTTGGTTTTCTAGGATAACAGTGGTAACAGCCCGCTTATAAGAATCCTCAATCTCTGGAAGATCAGGATGCTTTAGGACTGGCGACCACTTTTCTTGTAGATGTTCTGTTTGAAACATTTGTTTCTCCTTTTATGTAATATTACATCTATTTAATATATTTAATAATTTAAACAGCGCCTTTGATACGTTTTTCTGTACGACCAATAGCAGACATATACGCCTTCATTGCGTCCGTCGTATCAATGTCCTGTTCGGCGCTACCATAGTCATCATCATTATCATAAGTCTCATCAGAACTTACTTTTGGAAAATAACTTTCCTTCAGAGTGTCCAATTTCTCACGGAAAGTGTCTTGGTCCTTAAAATCAATCTCTTCCGTCAGTGACTTAAACTTCTCAAACTGTGTGTCAGTCAAATCAGAGGCAGTCTCTGAAATAACTTGTTCACGAACTAATTCAGAATTAACAGTTTTCATCTCAATATTTTGATCCATAATACCATTTAACTGTTCTTCTAATTCAGCAATTTTCTCAGATTGTGCTTCAAGAACATTATACTTTTCGTTTGGAACGTCAATATAATGATCTTCAAACAACTGTTTCAAACCAGAAATAAAGTCTTCAGCAATCTCACCTTTAAGTCCACGCTCAATTGCCAACTCGTTTTCTTTCATCCATTCCTCTACAACATAATCGAGGTATTGATCTACTTTTTCAGATAGAGTATCTTTATACTCATCTATTTCTATCGCCATAGCGACTTGTTGGTCTTCAGTAATTCTTTCTAACTCTTTACGAGTCTTGGATTTAACCGCAGCTTCAAAAATTGTTGCAGCCTTTTCCTTGAACTCTTCAGAGAGGTCTTCTCCATCAACAAGGGCTTTAACATCGGAGGACACATCAATTTCTTTAATGTGATTTTCGAGGACTTCCTCATCAACTTCAAATCCCTCGTGATAACCCATTTTCATGTAAGTTGCATGAAGGTCTTCTTTGTTCATGCCTTCCATTTTTTTGTGCATGGCAGCCATGAGGTCTTTTTTAGACATAATTTCCTCTTCTTCTTCCTCTTCTTCTTCTTCCACTTCTTCTTCATCTTCATCTTCATGGGCTGCTTCCATCTTAGCAGATGCATCAGATGGTTTTGTTTTAGGATCAGATGCTTTTTTAGCAGCTGCTGAAGCTTTCTTACCAATTTCTCTACCTTTTTCTGCTTCAGCTTCGCCGTCATCTTCTTCGGCACCACCAAGGTCATCGGCTTCGTTTTTCTTATCGTCTTTCTCTGATGGAACGCCAGAATCATCGGGCTGACTTGCTTCTTCAAGTTCCGCCAGAACCTCTGCTTCTAGTTCCTCAATTGTTTGGTCTAATTCAGACATAGGAAGTCTCCTTTTTTTATTAAATATATTTATAAATTATAACTTTTTGAGGAACTTAGCAAAAGCTAACGCCGATTCATTTGCTTGTCTTTGACGTTTCTTAACATCAAAACTCCTTTTTACCTCTGCAACATGAGCTTCAATCAACGAACCATGATTCCAAACCCATTCTTTCCCCTCCATTATACCTTGTACAAATGCACTAGGTGCAGAAGGGTCAGCAACAATATCTGCTGCAGCTGCAAGATAAAAGTCACTTCTCACATACTTG